GAAACGTACAGAAGGAAACTTGCAGAACTTGAAGATATGAGTGGACTCAAAATTGCCTCTCCACTTTCAATGACCAAAATGTCTAGTCAAAAAGAAAAAGGCAATAAAGCAAAAATGAACTACGAGATGGAACTTGCTGGTGCTCCAGCAACCAACTTGAAAGTTGGTAACACTGGAGGTGCAGTAACTGACCTTGGTGTAGACAATCTTCGTGACCCAGTATTGCAACAACAAAAAATTAAAGAATTGCTTACGAAGAGAGTTCAGGAAGGTTTGGCAGCAAGAGGAGAAACACCGTTCAATCAAGCGTTACTTAATAGAATCGTATTGAACACATCCATGGGCAAGTAATGGCCACACAACAAGATTTACTTAATGCACTTCAGGGGCTGACACAGCAGTCCTATACACGCTCTGCTCCAAGTCAGATGCCGAGCGTTGCTCCGACTGGTCGAACGGCTACGCCACCTGCTGCTGCTTCTAAATTCCCCACCCTTACATCCACTGTCGCTGGTGCGCCACAGGTTGGTGGCTCACCCGCTGTACGCATGAAGTCAAACCAACTTACTAACTACGCAACACAGCAGTCAGTAAACTATCCAAAACTTACGGACCAAATCAATAGTGCTGCTGCTGGCAAGAGTGAACCATCTGGTGCGCTTGGAGTTCTTGGGAACATACTCAACAACCCAGTTGCTAAGGTTGCACTTGCACCGTTGATGGTTCTTGACACTGGTCGTCGTGCGGTAATTTCTGGTGTTCGTGAGGTGGCAGATATTCTTGACACCGATAAGAACACGAAAGCATCTTTGGGTGATTGGTTCAATCAAACCAAAGATGTAACCTACGGATTTGGTACAGCATTCCCGATGAAGGGAAACTGGGGTAGGGCTGTTGGTTTGTTCGGTGACTTGGTTCTTGACCCAATCAACTGGTTAACACTTGGTACCTCGATACCAGCAACCGCTGCCCTAAAGGTTGGTGCTACGGCTAAGGGTATTGCAAGTAAGGCTGTTGTTGAAACAGCAGAGGAACTTGCTGCTCTTGGTCCAGCATACATAGAACGAGCAGTAGCAAAAGAAGTTGCTGCAGAAGCAACACGTGTAGCAAGTGCTCAAGAGGGAAGGAAACTTAGGGCTTTAATCGGCAAAAGAATTACTGGTCGTACCTCTCGCACCAATCTTGCCGGCCTTGCCGACAAACTTGGTGCATCACCAGAACTTGTGCAAGATGTTGCAAAACGAGGAAGAGTTGCTCTTGATAGCACTGTTGAGGGTCAGGAACTTGCAGCAAAGATTGGTCTCAAGAAAACTGGTTTGTATATTGCAGGCACACAAAAGAGGATTCCATTTACTGGTCCAGTTGCTGAAGCAATTCAGACTGGTTTAGTTTCCTCTCGTGTCGGCATCATGGGTAGCCGTCCCTTGGAATGGCTTGCAGAAAACTTTATGCCCAAGGGAACATCGGCATCTAGGAACATGACTGAACTTCGTCGTGGTCTTGCAACTGGCAAGATGTACATTGATGGAAGATTGCAGAAGATGGACCCACAGATTGCTCGGTGGGCTGTTCGTCTTGAGGGTGCAGACCAGGCAGCACGAAGTCTACAGGCACAGATGCTTGATAGTTACGCAAAGATTGTTGCACCATTGCTTGAAGAACCAGATGTTAAGGCTGTTGGTGCAGACTTCTACAAGTTTTTGGATACTCCAGAGTTCAAGCCCAATGGTGCTTTGAACTGGCCACGCCAGTTATCCCCAACCGAAAGAACTGCATACGACAAACTTCGTGCAGCATTCGAGGGTTGGCGGGTTGACATTGAATCCAAGTATCAACTAGTAGACCCAAACTTCCAAATGAAGGGTATCAAAGACTACCTGCCTCACCTTATGACAGACGAGGCACGTGATTGGATTAACAGCATGTCATCCGCAAGAGCCGAAGACATCTTGAAGTATCTCAAGGTAAACATGACAGACCCGACTGCATCGTTTCAGTCACGAAATCTTGTCAAGGGTGCAGAGTTTTTTGGAAAGACATTGACCGAAGAAGATGTGCTCGGTGGTCTTGACACACTGAACAAGATAGCACGTGAATCGAATCGTGGTTTTAAGGGACAGTTCTTTGAAACAGACATCAACAAGATTATGCAGAAGTATGGTGAGCACTTTTCTTCGCAGTATGGAACTGCGGAGTTTATGCGTATTGCCAAAGAGGGTGGAATGCTTTCTGAGTCTGTTGCAATGGGTTCGGTCACAAAGGAATGGATTAGGTCAATTGCTGACCACGCCAAGATGCTTGAGGGTGCAGTAACTGAGGCACATGCTGAAATGGCTTTGGCTGGAAGAAATGCATTGGGAGCAGTAAAGTTGCACCTGGATTCAATGGCTGCAGAAACTGGTCAAGTTGGCAAACAACTTGATGAGTTGCTAAAGCAGGCCAAACAAGTTGGAACCCCAGAAGAAAGACTTGCTGGTATTCGCAATGCCAAAGAGTTGATGCTCAAGGCATTCAACGACAGGGCAAAAGCATGGAATGCTTTCAAGGATTCTCTTGATGGGCAGACACATGTTATCGATGTGCTTAACAAAAGTATACAGAACTCTCAGGATACATACGATGAGTTGATGAAGGCTGTTGACGATTTGGTCAACAACTATTCAGAGCGATACTCAAGGATGGGTGTTGGACTAACAGATGCTCCTGGACAAGCACAAGTTGTTGTTGGAACTGGTGGGGAACTAATTGCAAGTGGTGATGAGGTTGCTGAAGTAATCGGAAGAATGTTGACACCAGAAGAAAAAACAACTATTAAGTTGCTCACCGAAAAAACAAAAAACAAAACAATCACACCAGACGAAACATTAATCCTTAATTCTCTCAGCAATAAGGTTGATGCAAAACTAACAACCGTTGATGAACTCATCAAAACACTTGATAGGAAGATGGAGGCTGCCGCTGCAGCGTTGAAGGACTCACAAGACCAGTGGAATAAAGTTATGCAGTTGCACAACTTTATGGACAACATTATTGCTGGAAAAATTGACATAACAAGTATTGATGGTTCCGATGTTTACGATGAAATTCTTGATGCAATAAGTTACGATGGTAAAAGGGCTAAACGTCTACCCGCAATGAATGCGTTAAACATTAGGAAAGTATGGGGAGCAAAAGAACTTAAGGATATTCCTTTAGAACTAAAACAACTGAAGTCCATACTCGACCCTGACGGTCTTGTGTCCGCAGAAATGTTGTCAAGAATAAAGATATCAGATATACGCAAGCGTTTGGCCAAGCCGGCAGTTACACCAACCGACCTACGTGAACTTCGTGAAGCAGGTATCTGGTTGGTTGTGCGTGACGTGCTAAGTGATTCAGAACTCGCTGGACAGTTGGTAAAAGGATTCCAAGAAGCGTCAACAACTGGTGCAACTCAGACAAGGTTCTCCAACCTTGTTGAGTTGTTGCGACAGGCTGATGCAACAGAGAAATACATCTTTGGTGAGATTGGAGACTCTGGAACAATTGCATATAACAGGTCTGTTCAAAAACTTGCGAACCTAGAGTCACAACTAGAACAACTTGATGAAATTTCCACAACATTCGAAATTGATGGCCAAATTGGTTACTTTGGTGATATGGATGAAAAGAAATTAGCCAAATTAAACGAAGGAAGAAAATTAGTAGAAAAAAGAATTACTTCAGAAAAAAAACTACAGGAAAGACTATCTTCTAGATTAAATCGACATGACATGTCTGCACCACAAACAGCAGTAACGCTGAATGGTGTTAGGGATGTTATGGCGGATTTGTCATCTGGTATATCTGAGTACTACTTACACCGTGAAACCGTACACAACTTCAAGCGATTGATGCAGACACTTGATTTGTTCGGAGTTGCACCAACAGAAAATATGTACAACGCAATTCTTTCTGCGGTTGCCAAGCCTGAACTTGACGCTGCTTTAGATTTCATGAATGAATCTAAATCGTTGAAAGAATTGTTTTCTGATATGTACTCAAAGATTAATAGTTTTGGATTAAGGACAAGAAAATATAGTGATTTAACTCCAGCACAATTAACTCAAATAGAAAAAAATCTAATTGATAAAATTGGCGGTGTTCCAACAAATCAGCAACTTCGTGCTGAGTTTGTTGAACAGTTAAAGATAGACGACATCAGTCGCTCGAATATAATGATGGAAGAAATTGCCAAGATTCTGCGAGCACAACCGCCGACAAAGGGTAGGACAACCAAAGAGTTGGAAAAATTGCTTGAACAAAAAAGATTGCTTCAAGAACACTTCCCAGAGATTGAAGCAGTTTGGCTTGAGTCAAGGACTGGAAACATTAACCAATTGTTCTACAAGCATCCAGATGCTCTTTCTCTAGAGAGTGCTGTAATTCAAGAACTCCAAAAGGTTGGTATATATAAAGACTTCGGAAGACCTACCACTAGACGAGCCAGAGTAACAACGTTTACAGATGAGGGTATCGAAGAGTACGTTCCAAAGACTTCAGAGTCTGCTGATTACCAATATCAAAAATTAAGAGGACACATCGAAAAATCCATTAATGAATTGATGGAAAAAACCAACAACTCTGATATTGCAAAAGACCTAAAAAATAGGTACGACGAAATCATCAAACAAATGCAAGTAGACAGAAAGTTGGCATCTGACGCTGCTAAAAAAGTTGTTGGAACAAAGAACCAACGTCAACTAAGGAAACGTTTGTCTGCTCTTGCTTCTTCGCAGGATGGTGAGTACGGCTATGTTGGAATGTTGAAGAGGACATTCCGTGGTAGCGAAAAAGCAATGACTGATTTCTGGGGAAGCATTCTTGGTGGAGAAGTTTACGACTTCTCCGCAACCAGAGGTGCTAGGCAGTACAGGACTGTGCTCGAATCTGATTCATTCTTTGGTCGTCTTGACGCAAGAATCAACAGCAGAATTAACGGACTAACCACTCTTGTCGATGAGCCAAACTTGCCTACGGAAGTTTTGCTCGATGGCAAAGTTGGAAACTTTGTTGATGGCAAATATGTTCCTGGTGCTTGGTTACTCAGAACAGAACTGCGTGGACCCGCAGCGATGGCTAACGCATTGGAAGAACATGCAGATGACCTACTTCGAGTTATTGGAGAGGGCAAGGATTACAACTCCGAGTTAAGGGCTACAGAAAGAAAACTAAAGAGAGCAACGGAAAGGGCTGCAAAGCCTGTTGAAGAACCACAGAAGGTTGCCAAAGAAGCGGCAAAGAATATTGTTATTCAGCAACAACTTGACGATGTTGCTTCAACTCCGCAATACATTCGTGCGCTAAAGCGAGAAAGCGAACACAGATTCGCCTTGCAACTTGCACGACTAGATGAAGAGTCTGCAGTTGCTTTGGGATTTACCAGAGCAGAATGGAACTCTCTGTGGGACGACCCACTACGACCAACGAACATAGCGAGTATACGTTCACAGAGGAACGCATACCTTGGACAGAGGAAGAGGCTTCTTCAACAGCGTGGTTCCTTTGCGAGAACTGGTAAGTCAACTGTAGGTTTTGATGACAAGTTGCAAAAGATTGACGACACTATCCTTGCAGTAGAAGAACAGATACTTCAGCACGATTCAAGGACTTCTGCTCTAAACAAGTTTGCCAAACTTCATGATTCATTTGATGATATTGACTTCCAGGAAAGCATTGGTCTAAAGCCGAAGAAGACGACAAGAGCACCAATCAACGACTCTTATGGTCCGGACATGAGGCAAATTGGTTCAACGGTAGAGAGGCAGCCATACACTTCTGATGAAGCAATAAGAGAGTTTGTAAATCAACGCACTAAATACAACCAACCTCTTATGGTTTATACAAAAGTTTCTGATACTAGAATTCGTAGAAATTTCTTGTCTGAATCTTGGTCTTCTAGCGAAGAGTTGCAGTTGCTGGATGAATACAAGAAACTTGAATCAAAACTTGATACAAGAATGCATGATGCCTGGATTGCAAACAGGCAGGGTGTGTTAGACCATCAAGAGTTTCTTCGTGCTGAAATTTCAAGACTTCGTGGAACCATCTTGGCAAACGATACAAAGGTTTCCAGATTGCAAGAACAAGTTCTTGCAGAACTGGGAACAACTACTGCTGTTCCAAAAACAAAGTACGGTAAAGGACTGGCAGATGAGGCAAAGGGTGTCGCCAAGGAATTGCGTGAGATTGATGCCAAGGGACTAAAGGATGCTCGTGTCCGCCTAAAGAATAGACTTAAGTCCGACATTGGTCGTGAGCCAACCAAAGAAGAGTTGGCAGACTTGTTTGAAATGTTTGATGATTCAGTCAGGGCTGAATATGTAAGAATAGATAAAAGCACTGTAGAGGCTGGTGGAACACAGCGTCAGTTGGAAATGAAGGCAGAGCAACGTGCTATCGATGCTTGGAAAGCAGATAGGACTGGTGCTGCGAAGGGTGTGATTGGCGACAAGACAATCAACCGTCGTGCTTTCATTCCAGACACAAAGACCGAAGAAACAATGAAACTCCTCAACAACTTGAGGTTCGATTTGATTGTTGAACAGGGTCGTCAGAACGATGTTCTTGAATTGCTTAGCCAGATGAGTGCTGGTCGCAAGGAACTTCTTGCCGAGAAGATGAAGCAGATGCAACAACTGCAGAAAGCAATGGAAGTTAAAGAAAGAATGTTGTTGCCGACAAACAAGGCTAATCAAAAGGCTGTTAAGTCAAGTGAATCGTTTGCTCAAGCATCAAAGGCGCATCAGAAAGCCAAGGAGGCTTACGATGCTGCTGTTACGTTTGCAGAACACGGCCCGAAACAAATTGAAGAAACCAAGAAGACATTGGCTGACATTCAGAAGATGGCAAAAGACACTAGGTACTGGACATCATCAAAGAGCAGTGGAAGAATAAAGGCTGGTTCTGATGATTGGATTGCCGAAGTAGACCAACATATTGATGACTCGTCTTACATGATTCAACAGATATCTGGTGAGTCCATTCCTCAACCAATTAGAACAATTATTGGAACTTATGTTGACGCTAGAAACAACTACATGATGAAGTCATCTGAGATGACAGCGTTCCAACAAGAGGCAGCGTTTGCTGCCGGCTTGAAGAACATGGAGTTCACTGGCTCTACTTTGCCACTGTCTCTGGTCGGCAAGGTGCCGCCAGAGCAGTTCAACATCGTAAAAACATTTGATGATGGATTTGTTCAGTTGAGCAAGTTCTTCCCTGATATTGGTGTGAGAAAAGAGATTGCTGAGATATTCCAGAACGTACACAGACTCAACGAACCACAGATGGTTAGAGAACTCAGTAAGTTCATGGGCAAGTACACAAAGTTCTTCAAGGCTTACGCCACGTTGACTCCTGGCTTCCATATCAGAAACGGTATGTCGAACACCTTTATGTTGTTCGCTGCTGGTGCTGAGTTGAAGTACCTGAACGAAGGTCTGTCAATGAGTAGGTCTTGGCTTGAGGCATCCAAGGCTGGAAAAACAATCGAGCAGTGGATTGCATCAGATGCTGTGCCAGCAGCAATGAAGCAGAAGGCACGAGATGCCATAGATGCATTCTTTGGTGCTGGTGGTGGTTTGTCCAATGACTTCTTTGACAGAGGTCTTGCCCCCAAGGGAACCAAGAAGTCCAAAGAGTTTGGTAAGTGGATTGAGAATCATTCACGATTCATGCTTGCATGGGATGGTGTCTCTCAAGGTCTTGATGCGAACTCTGCTTCTGCACGAGTACGCAAGTATCTCATTGACTACACCGACGTATCAACAGCCGACCAATACATGCGTCAGATTGTTCCGTTTTGGATGTGGACATCTAGGAACTTGCCAATGCAACTTGGAAACATGTGGCTCAACCCGAAGGCTTATGCAATCTACAACAACATCAAGCGCAACATTAGTGCTGACGAAGAAGGCGATGTTATCCCGCAGTGGATGACAGAGATTGGTGCATTCAAACTCCCATTCGGAAACAATGTGTACGCAACTGCAGACTTTGGATTCAATCGTGTTGGTCAGCAAATTCAAGAACTTTCAGACCCAACAAGATTCCTAGCAAACGTCAACCCACTGCTTCGTGTACCAGTCGAGTTGATGGGTGGCAGGCAGTTGTACAGCAACAGACAGTTCTCTGACAAGCCAGTTGAAGTTGAGGGTGGTGCTGGTGCACTGTTGCAGCCGTTCCTTGCTGCTGCCGGCTACGGCGAGTCTCGTGATGGTAAGAATTTCGTGGACGACAAAGCGTTCTACGCTTTGAGAAACCTCATACCATTCCTCGGAACAGCAGAGCGTCTAACACCATCTATCGACACCTACCAGCAACGTGGATACGTGAACCCACTACTTGGTTTCTTGGGTGTACCTGGTCGTCAGGTTAAAGAGCAAGAGATGCTTTCCGAATTGAAGCGCAGGAATGCGAACATCAACAAAATTGTTTCTAAAGAAAAAGCACTACAAGGAGAATAACAATGAAACGACATTACACTGGCAACAAAGATGGCGAAGCCAAAGGCTTGCGCCCAGGCATGAAAGTATTCATTGATGAGGTAATCAAACTCTCCAATGGTGCTCTCTGGAACAACGGTGACTTTGGTGTACGAACCATGCGTGGAAAAGAGTCACTGTCGGTTCACGCCACTGGTCGTGCCGTTGACCTCTCCTACAGACACATGCCTCCCAAGAAGGGTGTGAAGAACGGAAGGCGTGAAGCCATCCGTGTGATGAACATTCTTACAAGCAATGCAGAGTTGCTTGGTCTGGAAGCAATATTGGATTACTTCCCGAAGCCACACGGTCGAGGCTGGCGTTGTGACCGTAATGCATGGTCGTCATACAAGAAACAAGAAATCACAGGAGCACCAGGTGGCGACTGGATACATTGTGAAATTTCTCCTGCTATGGCAGACGACGCTTCAAAGATGAAACAGGCGTTTCAGAATCTTGTGATTCCTCAGAGTCCTCCAGTTTCACCAGAGCCTGCTCCAGAACAATAATGTCAATCACCATTCCGACAGGAATGTGAACTGGCATCCCAGCAGTCTTGAGGTCTGGTACTTCATCAGGAAAGTATGAGTTGACCACGGTTATATAACCCCGTAGACAATCAGCCCAAAGCCAACCCACCGTCACAACGGTGGCTTCCTTTGGTTCGTACTTCTCGATGTCTGTCCAGCCGTTCTCGCCATCAAAGGCATCACGCCAATGAACGGACACAAGCGGCCATGGGCAACGTACTTCTTTAGTCTTCATATGGGTTGATTCCTTCTTCGTATAGGTGTATTTCTAGTGTAGTAATTATTCCTGACATGAATGAACTGATGCGAAGCCAAGCCATTGGGTCTCCCATCATGCACCTCTGCCAGTATTGACACATCTCCACAGCAGACTGATTGTCTGCACTCATAACCACGCTGACCCCGCCGGTCATGTTGCGTTCAATCCTTTCGGCGTTGCTGTTCATGGAATCAACTTCATCTGATGGAATGATTTTGTATATCCAATCATTTTCATCAGTCATTTTTCTTCTTCCTTTTCTTATTAGCAACATATATGAACCCTTGGGGCAGACCGTTTTCTTGTACTCCCTGACCCACAGTAACGTCGCCGTAATGCGCCGCAAGAATGCGAGCAACCGTGTTCGGACTGACTTCAACATCAAATCCCACTGTAATCTGTCTCGTCGTCAAAGCCGAGCCTTTCTCGAATGATTGGGTGTTCTTGGAGATGCAACTGTAGCCGACCGTAGGCGGCGTTGCGTAGTCTCCAAGCATGTGTTTTTGTTACACCAAGTCTTGAACCAAGTTCCTCTAGGGATATCATTTCTGAGTTGAGTGCATCAACAATGAATTGGTCTTGTGGACTCAGCAGTTCAATGCAGTCTGCGACTGCTTCTCGTAGAGGTTGTAGTTCTTCTACGGATTCTTCAATGACATCACGGCTACCAGCCATCATCAACGCTTCAATAGGTGTCTCGGGACGGCGACGACTACGGATGCGCCCTACCGATTCGGGAGTAAGGGGTACGTCTTTATTCCTCAAGACTTACAATCTTACAGTTCTCAACTGGTATCTCAAAGAAGGCTTCACCATCAGTGTAGATGGTGTTCTTGGTTACAAGTTTCTTGAACTCCTTACCATCAACTATCAAGATATGGGTTCGCTCGTGATTGAACATCACGAAGCGCACCTCTTTGGTTCCCTCCAGGAACTTGTACTTTCGTGATGCGAAGTGAACCGTTGGATACGGAAACTCTGCACCACGCCAGTTGTGTTTGATTTCAACTTCAACACCAGTGTCTTCCCCCATCCAGTTGCTCAGTACATCTATTCCGTACTGGTCTGGATTTACTTCTGCCTCGAATCCTTTTGAGCGCAACCAATCAATAAGAATCTCTTTTACAGAATCATCTGCGTTGTACAGATTGCGGTCAAATGGTTTCGATGCAGGTTTCATGAGATGAACAATACTGTTATGACTAATGTGCCAATGATGAATAGTGCTATGCGTATCATGCCTTCTCCAAATACAAACTTACTATCTGCTTATCATCGGCGTATGCTACGCCGTTGAGTGCATCAAGAATTGACTTTGCGTAGTTGTCAATATCCCCAGTCAACTTTGACTTCGGTTGCTTTACCTTGGGATTCTTTTCCAACTTCTCTAATAGCAACTCTGTTCCCTCTACGGTGAATCTCAACTTCATGCTCAACAGTTCATCTTCAAAGAGTGGGCCGTCATACAACTCGCTAATTTCTTTTTCGTATGCAACCGTTTCTTTTGGTGTGTACGCCTTGCCGAATCGTGTCATCCTCGGGCGACCCTTTGTCTTGGGTCGCACCGAGAACACTTGGTGGTGTTTGATTTTTTTCATTTTGTAAACTGATTCCTTCCATACGGATTTTGATTTGTGTTGAGTCGACCCTTTTTGTAAGCGTCTTTCATGTTGGCTGAGTTATCTCCAAGCCACAAGTGTTTTGGGTTGACACATTCAGGATTGTCACATTCATGACAAACGAACATTCCTTGTGGAATCTCTCCATTGTGGATTGTGTAGGAGTATCTATGGGCAAGCCATCTTTTCTTATCTGCTTGGAACAATCCATAACCTTTACTATTTTTTGCTGCATCCCAAATCCAACACGCATCAGTCTTGATTATCTTGCTATCAAATCTTGTGTTTGAATCTTTGATGAATGGAGTAAACATTATGGTCTGAATGGTTCCTTGGTTTCTTGCCCGTAGATGTCTTCTACTATCTTCACCAGTTGCTCAACGCAATCAACTCTGAGGTGAAACTTCCCCCATCGTTTGTCAGCATCCTTCAAGATGGTATAAGCATACTTCATTGGCACATTGCCCTGGTGCATCTTGTGCACCATCTTGCACAAAGTGTTGGAACGGTCACGACCGTCAAGAGGACCATTGCGCCAGATGGTGGCGACATAAGCATCTACATAATCCAACGCCTCTTGGACAGAGGCTGTCATGACTGCTGGCTCAAGTAAAGCCTTCTGTCTGACACGATGCAACTCAGCAAGCGGTCTCAGCCTCTCGGCATCAACTCGCTGTGCGGACACAATCTTCAGGAAGGTATCAAACTTCATGGGACTGTCATCGTGGTTCATGATGTAGCGAACATCGGGTTCTGCATTCATGCCGTTGGGGTACGGCAATCTGACGTAGTTACCAAGCCCTGTGCATTCCTCCTGCTTTGGGTTGACCTCCTTGGGTGGCAGACCAATGGCTTCATGTGCAGACAAGAATGCTCTGCGCATGATTGGTGCTGGTATCCACTCGGTGGCGAACACCCACACATGGAAGCCTTTTACCGTTCGTTCTACGAACGATGGAATGCTCTTGGTGTGTAGTGCCATCTGGAGATTCCTGGCTGAGTCAATGTCATCAACATCAATGTCTGAGCATCCCCACCTGACGGTTGAGTTATCGAGCAAGGGATATATCCCGATGAGTTCCTCTCCGTACAGATGGCGAGCAAAGTTATCGTATGACACTGGCTTCTTGACAGAAGAACCTTCCCAACTTCCATACGCATCAGTTCTGCCTTGGAATAAATCCATGAATGTTTCTATTGCATCATTCATTAGAAAGCAGACTCCTGATGGTACTGGTCGGGCAGTGCACCGCTGAGGTCGGTAAGACGACCCGTGGCAACATCCAACTCAAAGTCAATGTCATCTACGAGTTGTCCTGCTGGACGCTTGTTCTTCAACAGGTTGATTGTGACTGTGTACTCATGAACACGCTGTTCATGTCGCAAGAAGTCCAATCGGTCTTGTGCTCGTTCGGAATGCGAACGGTCAAGTTTCTGTGTCAGTTCATGTATCTCAGCAGCAATCTCATACTTCTTACGGCGAACACCAATGATTTGTGTTGCTTGTTGTTCACCGCCGTATGAGCCTGAACTCATGGTCATCTTCTTGCCATCCGCACCTGCGGTGCGTGATGTCTGGTGTAAGACCAACATTGGAATGTCGTGCCTACGCCCGAATGACTTGATGAAGTTTGCCTTATCCGGAACTGTCTCTCCTGCTTCTACCAAATCCAAGTAGTCAACAACTACAAGTTCAGGTGCTTGACCCCACACATCACATACCTCGTTGTAGGCACGTTCCATGTCGGATGAAGTTAGTGGCTGGTCAAACACAGCAAGGTTGGGGAAATCTTCCTCAGCCGTTCTGCGTAGCAATTCGATGGCATCTTTGTCATCTGCTGCTACTCGTGCTTCCAGTTCTCGTGCATCAATGCGATGATGCATGCAGGTGAGTTTGGTCAATACGAGTTGTCGTGGCTCGTCAGGAATGAACATGGCGATGTGCTTGTCACGGTTGTGACGCAATGCGTGAAGTAGTAAGAGTGTCTTACCACCATGCGCAAAGCCCAACATCATTGCCACTTCTCCTGCCGCAATACCACGCATCTCTGCGTCAATGCGAGCAATACCTAAATGCACACGCTCCTGTGGCGACTGAGCCCATCTTACGAAAGAGTCAGCAGCCTCAGAGAGTGGTGAGTACATCCGATACTCGGAAGGTGGAGCGACTTGTGGTCGCCCCACCGATTCCCAGCCCGCAGATATTTGTTCTGCGGTTAGTCTCATTATCGGCTCCGTGGTGGCCAGTAAGCCTTCTCAGCATCTACTGCTTTGAAGGATGGTCGCTTTGGATTTGCTGCAAGACCGTCACGGTTGTCGTACACAAGTGTTACGCCATCACGCTTACATGCTTTGATTAGCCACTCTGGCAAAGGACCGTGTTGCTGACCCTTTACAGAAACACCTGCTGATGCATTCGGTGTGAATACTTCTTCAGCGTTGAATGCTTCTTTGACCATGCTCACTACCTTGCTGTTCTGTTCTGCAAGTGTTGGTGCTGTGGTTGCTGTCTCGCCATAAATCGACTCCATGAGGATGTCGCTGACGGTAGAGAATAAGGTTGCGAACTCACCGAGTCGTGTGTCCACATCCGTACTCTTATCTGTTAGGTCTGCTGCAATCTTTGCACAGACTTGGGTAATGATTGCTCTGTCCTTATCCATTAGTTTGCCTCCTCGGCATTGTTATCGGAGCCAACATGACTCCCCTTGCATAGTGACCATACTGGACACCACCTCTGCGAACAGAGGAAGTGCTGGTCATTCATCAACCATCGTTCTGATGGAAGATTTGCTTTCATCGCAAACAAAGTGTTTACGAGTGAAATCGTTTGTTGCTTAATCCATTCACCGTGACCAGCAGTTCTTTCTACGGTCACAATCTGTCCAGTGGATGAGCCATTGCGAATCATCACACCGAAGTTGAACTTGACGTCAAACTCTGTGAGACCAAGCGCAACTGCGGACAATGCGTACACAGATGACTGGATGTTCTGTGACTGCTTCTCTGCCTCGTAGTACTTACGAGCAGCAGTCTTCCAGTCCCAGATACCTTGGGGATGGAAGTAGTCCATCGTTCCCTCGTACCAAAGTTCGTACTCGAATTGCTCGGTCTGCACCTCACATATCTTTGTCTCAAACTTGAACTCAGGTGTACCACCCTCTGGAACATGAGGCATGATGTCTTTGACCCATGCTTCAGCCATCGAGGCAATGTGCTTATCCCAGTTCTTTGGGTCTGTGTTGGTGATGTTGATTGACTTGCCCTCGTCTTTCATCATCGTGTATTCCTTGGCACGGAATGCGGTCACGGAAAACTCAGCAATGTCAGATGCAGGAATCTGAGTTTCAAGAACGGCTTCAATACCTGCGTGAACAGCCGTACCCATCATTGCTGAATCATTCTCTTTACGCATCTCGGGATGCAAGGCGGAAAGCCTTGCTCGTTCGGGACACATCAGTGCATCACCTAGCCATGACTGGCGAACGAACACCTGTGTCAAAGCGGACTCACGGTTATTTATTCTCATAGTTTTCTCCTTTGTTTGTGTTGTTTTCTTTGTGTCTGTATCTTGTGCGCTTCGCCCCAACGGGGCAGAAGCGAGGACTGTGGTTCCCCCCCTTTCCCCCCCATTGTAACAGGTCTACATTCCCCATGGGTTCCATCCTTTCTGATATCTTCCATGCGCATAGTTGTGAATGGCGAGAGAGGCTCTCAGGTTCACTTCAGGCTTGAACAAGTCCTCAGCGGTGCTTAGGATGCCTCTAGAGCGCAACCAGCGAGTCCAAGAGCCGTTGATTTGCATAAGCCCTCTGGAACCACCGTTTGGGTCTTTGATGTTGTGCTGATGTGGCTGACACCTGCTCTCACGCCACATGACTGCATCCAGTACATGAAGTTGTGATTGCCTGAACCCTTGGTCTATTGCCATCTGCCAGTACTGCGGACACAAAGCCCATGATGCAACTGAAACGGGAGGCTCGTAAGAGCCCCCCGTGAACAGCATGAATGAGATTACTAGTTTCGCTATCAATGATTATCTCCTTGTAGTGCGGCTGACATGACATCTTCCATCTCTTGTTTCGCAGATAGAAGTTCGCTGAACTCATCGTGTGTTGAGTCAGCCCTTCGACCATCGCCCAGACGCTGGATTTTTTTAGCCAGTTGGTCTACACCGATGGACAGTGATTTCACTACGGCACGTAACTCAGAAAGAGTTAGCGACACCTCCAGTGTTGGTTCTAGTTTCCTATTCATTGTGACCCTCCATGGTCTTCTTGACTATCTTCATTGCCTGGGATATTGCTGCAAATTGCATCATCGCATCTGCTAGTTCTCCACGACCGCTATCGTCGTAGACATATTCATCGCTGTCCTCAAAGTCAATCGCTGAGTACAACTTGCCACCGTCGTACATAGAAACTAACATCACACGCCTACGTTTTGGGTGCTCTGATGGTTTGACTGAATCATCGTATGTATCATCTTCGGATAACGGTGCAGCCCAACCACATGTTGCGATTGCGAACTTGGTGAACTCACCACAGTTTGCGGCGTTGCTGTAGTCCGACAGTAGTTCGTACACATCGCCGTTCTCTCCAATGAGTTCAACGAATGGTTCCAAACCTCCCATCATGTCGATGCCGTAGAGTTTAGCCCTCTTGGAGTTGTGACCATCGGGGTTGATACCTGACTCTTTGATGTACTTGTGGATTCTTTCTATGTTTTTCATTTTGTTTCTTCTTTCTGTTGTTGGTTTGTTGATTTTTTTCTTCTTCTGTTATTGCCTCTATCAAGTGTGATACCTCCCCATACGCCTGAAGAGTTTGTCTCCATTCCGTATGCAAGGCACTGTTCGGACACAGGACAAGTGGAACATAACTGTTTCGCTTGTCTTATTCCTCGGTGATTACCGCTGAACTCGGGGAAGAACCAATCTTGTGGTGCCCCCTTGCACAGAGCATCCTTGAAGAACAAGGGTGTGTATAAGTTGAATGGTGTACTAGACATCCATACCTCCGTTCAAACGATTGCTGATAATGGCGAGAACCTTATCGGCAATCTCGTTTTCTATGTTTGCTGTCCTCTCCTGAACAGCCTTCTTGACCAGTTCAGTAAGTGTATCTGAATACACGATTGAGTTCATGGTGTTCTCAATCATGTTCTTGAACCTGATATTGCGTGTCAAAGCAACAACGAACCTTGCTTCATCAAACAAGCCCTCAACACTTTCAACGATTTCGGAGTAGTTGATTTCTTCTAATACATCCCTCCTGATTTCGCTGTAGTCAATGCTTTCCATTACCTGATTTCTGATGTTGCGATTGAATCGTGTGCTGTTCTCCAGCGTTGTAGCAACCGCAGTCTCATCTGGCTGACTTACCAAGATTGCAGCATTTACACGCTCTGCAATCATGTCGGTTAGGGATTGGTCAAACAAGTTGCCAATATCTCCCGAACTGAATGTGACTGGTATATCAACTGATTGTGTGGATAGTCTGATTGTTGTCATTGTATTTCTCCTTGTGTTTGTGTGTTTGTTTGTGTATTTGCTTCTGGAACAAGGTCATCAAGTGTGACTTCCTTGAGCACCAGACCTGACTTGGCGAACGCTGTTTGCACAGCGTTGCGCCAGTATTCGTATCTTTCTTCTTGATTCATTCTACCTCCTAGTAGTAACTCGGATGTACGCCCATTTGATTATTTGGCTGAGCCCACTGGTGATGAGGGTTGTAGTAGTCAATGTTGTACACATCAAATGCTTGCCAACATCCACAGTCATGATGAGCACCACAGAATAAACATGCCTCGCATGCAGGGCAATGTGAATACACTGCATCTGCTGAGATATGTTGTGAATGTGCGCATGTGTAGCACTCAAGCAACACGGTGGTGTCGTTGATTTGCGTCATGTACACTTCCATCTGTTGGATTGCCTCATCAAGAAGAATGCCAGCCTCATCATCATAATCATCTTCGTCAGAAGATGGTATGTGGACTAACGGCTTGGCATCGTAATCGGTGTAGCCGTAATCCCATGCTGAGTTGTACATACCGTAGCGATACGTAGATGGCACATAGAGACGCTCTTCATATGAATGGTTAGACCACCACATCTCTTTGTCCCAATGACCATCAGCCTCATTGACGATGTACCAATCATACTTGGCATCGTCATTGACGGTGAGGAAAGCCAACTTGGAACCCTTAGCCCATGCAGCAAGTCTGACAAAGTAATCATTGTCATCAAGTGCTGTGATGCCACCAAGATTCGGAAAGATATCTTGAGCGAACACCTTTGTGTCCGAACGAGTATCACCTGGCTTGATGTCTACTGGCAGGATTCCATTGTGACCTAGCACCGTGCTGTTGTCTTGACCAAGCACAAACGGATGACAGTTATCAACTGTCTCCGTGCCATGCGTAGCCCAACGGAAGTGGAATATGGCTGGGCCTTGATTGGTTGTGCGCAAGTCCGTGAACTTGTTGGCAACCTCATCAAAGTTCATGCCGTGTCCTGTGATTATTTTCTTGCCAGTTGAGATGGCAAAGCCAAAGCCGTCAGGATTGGCTAAAGCAGCATGCTTGAACCGTTCCATATCGGGATTGACATAATCGGGTATTAGTGTAAGCAGACACATGTTGTGTCCTTTCTGTTGGATTGTTCCAACGGTTTGTTTGTATGTTTATTGGAAAGTTGATAGAGGTCTATCAACTTGACTAGATATCTTCACCACGAATACCGCAACGCTCAACGATACGTTCGTCAAGTATGCGGTACTTGTCACCCTGAAAGCGAACCCATGAATGGAATGAGGCAAACTGAATTGCCTGATTCTGTAGGATTTGTTGCAGAGTAATCTCTGATGTGTAGTTGAATGCAGCGTCACAGAACTGCAAGCAAGCCTTGACAGTAGACGCCAACAGCGAGGGACGGAAGAACCGTAACTCAATGGTGTTGTTGTTCTGTAGGTTGATTGCCGTGTAACGGTCATTGTTGGTTGAGTATTGCTTGGCATGTGATGCAAGCGTAGAACCACGAACAGTCTTGCCAGAGTCGTAGTCATGATACGCATTAAAGAATGCATCCATGTCAAACTTGGCATAGTGTGATTCACGACCTGCGAACTGAACAAGTTGTTGCCTGTTCTTGAGTATGAGCAAGAAGAAACGCATCATATGACCGTAGTCAGCGAATGCATCACGAGACAAGTGAATGTGGAGACCACATGAACTTGCTTTCCATGCATCGTAACCAAGACCCTTGAGCCCCTCAATGCCTGACCAGTCAAAGTGATTCATTGCGAATCCCAATGTCATTGGGTGAGAAACAATCTCAAAGCCATGGCTGATTGAGCCATCATCTTTGAGATACACAACATTGTCAGAGCCAATCCGCTTGTTGATGGTACTGAGAACATGCTCAGCACCAGGAGTAAGCGAGTTGCCACGAACGACAGTAGGTCGTGTCAATTCTGTTTCTAACTCAAAGCCCATGTACAAAGTCTTTGTATGACCGTTCGCTGGAGTGTAGAAACTCGCAGTACCGTCATCTTCAAGAAAGTTTGGACTTGGCTTGAACGAATAATTATGAATGAAACCATCATCATCATCTTCGTTCTCGGCACATAGTTCTTCGTGGCGGTCGTGGTGACGCTCGCAACGATACTCATTGTCATGCTCTGAGTACCATGCTGAATCTTCATCCAACTCCGTACCACAGTCCATGCAATGTGCATAGACATATTCTTCTTCTTCGTATTCTGTTGGCATTTCTTTCTCTCTTTCTATTGTTTGTTTATCCATAACCGATTGTCATGGACGAGAACACACGAAACGAATCCCGTGTGCTCTAGTCCACGCAACATACACAAGCATCTGTGATGTTGTATGGAGTTGATAGAGGTCTATCAACCTGTCTGCTCATTGTCAGGAAACCCTTGTCGTATAAGGGTTTTATTGACAAATGAGCGTAGGTAGTCATTGTCCTTGGACATGACATTATAGTGCTGAACTAGATTCCAAGTGAACTCAACGAGTTCATCTTTACGCATCTGGCGCAACGCTGTCTTTGTGGATTTATTCATTGCTGTTCTCCTGTTGATTCCCATGAAGTAATCCATAGGTGGTTCCACACTTCTTGATTCACGGAGTCGTATCCATCTTCTGAATCAAACTTATCAACCGCATAACTCCATCTATCTTCTGATATCGGTTGTTCGTTGTCATCTGTAAATAAATCACGAGTCCACCATGATATTGCAATTTCATCATCAGCGTTTAGTGCTGACAACATTTTTATTGCTTGACTAACTCTCATTTGATTCTCCTTTGATTACATCACAGCACTCTACGCAAGTGAAACCATCAGGGTAATCACGACCGTATATCGTTGTGAATGATTCATCCTCTGGAATTGCATCTAGGTCAATACAACCAAGACAGTAAGCACCATCATTGTTTGCGAAACCAAGAACCCTCAACCATTTGATTTCTGATACTGATTTCATTTTGTTTCTCCTATGTTTGTGTTTGTGTATCTACCTCTTGAGAGTATTGCAACTAGTATCTCTATGCCTCGTTCACAATTTACAAGTGACATATATCGCTCCATTTGCTGTAAATCATCAATTAGTGCTTCTTCCTCGTACAACTCAAGTGTGATGATAAGTTTTTGTAAACCGTAAACTAATTCCTCATGTTTTTCACGCTGTAGTGTTTCCTTAATCATTTCCATTCTCCTTTGTTGTTTGTTGGATGATTACGCATAACCCATTCACGAGACATGAAAGTTGATAGAGGTCTATCATCTTCATTTAGCCACTTGCCTAGGTAATAACCAGTCATAACGAGTCCTGCTGATGCGCAGAACACGATGACCATTGTGAGTGTTTCTTTATCCATTGTATTTATCTCCTTTGATTGCTTTCATTGCTTGACGGTGGGACTTTTGGTTATACATTCTTTCCATTAGATAATTCACTGCATCGTCGTAGGACAAACCCAGATGGTACATGACTACCTTTCGCAGTTCCTCTATTTTTGTTTCCATTAGATACTCCAATCTGAGTTACGAAAGCGAGGTGTAACGCCAATATCTTCTTTGGTAATACGCATCTCAACAGCAACAATGTCGCTGAATTGGTCAAGTAAAGCAAGAACCTCTGCAAGTTCTTCCTTGTCATTCATTATCTGTGAACGCAAATTGTAAGCACGAATATTGAGTGCCTCAAATGTGTTCTTCTTCTTGCGGAATGGATTACTCATGTTGTTTGTTTCTCCTTGTGTATTTGCTCACTTGTGTGAACATGACGCAACACTATGCAGGGGGCTACACAATGTTGCGGTAACTCACACGAGTTACGGTTGATAGAGGTCTATCAACTATTTCTTGGTGGCAAGAGCAAACATGACCAAGTCAATCTTGCTTGCTGGAATGCCTGCATCACGCATTGCTTTCTTGACCAAGTAGGTCTCAACACGCTTGGCGGGTGCTTTCTTGCTTGCGCCCTTGTTGTTGCCCTTGCTCTTGGTTGCGGAAGTGATAAACGAACGCAACGAACTGATGTTGCGATAGGTGTATTCCGCATCGTAAGCCTTGACCATTGCGCTACGAGTACCAAACAATTCCAAGCCCTTGGCGATGAACGAGCAATACTGGCGCACCGTTGTTTCGCTGTGGAGTGAATTGTCTACTTGACTGCGTTGTGCATAGTAAGCGATGGACTTGTAGCCCTTAGCCTCCAATGCCATGTCAATCCATCCATCAAATTCTTTGGATGAACCTTGTGCAATTTTTGCTGCGTGGATTCTGTAGTTTGTCATTTTATTTATTTCCTTTTGTGTATGGAGTTATTCCGTAACTCACACGGGGTAATGATTACCGCATTGCACACAAGTTGATAGAGGTCTATCAACATTGTGTGCTAACGCTAATCACTACAGGGCGTAACGCTCTACCCATTGCTCAATGCTGTCGGCGTGAGCCGCATTGACGCAAGTAACGCAAACGCATTTACCTTGCCTCTGCAATTCTTCTTTCATGTATTCGGTGTCATCACTTACTGGATATTCTGTATTTGTATTCATGTCTATCTCTCTTTCTATTGTGTTTGGATTATTGTGCCGAACTCAAGTTCTTGCATGTATCACGCATGTATCTTGGGTTAGGTATCTGCGAATTATTGGCGCACCAATAAGCGTATTTGATTACTATCACTAGGTAATCTTCTGTGGATATCCATTGCATAGCCTGTGTCTCCTTGTGTGTTGGATACTGTCTTGTGACAGTGCCTCTCACTAGTAAGCGTGTGTCCAATATTCCTAAATACGGTTCGGGGGCAAATGCCTGTATTTACTGGTGTTTACGCACACAAGACGAGGGGGGGAGGGGGTGGGGGGGTGGCGCCCCATGCACAATATGGATGGCATCAAGCCGTAGCCGTACAACTCATTTTTCAAAAGGGGGGTACCCATAGACAAATAGGGTACCTTTTGTATATACTACAAGGCTTTTAACCATTTTTTAACTACGTGCTTGTTTGCTTGCCCTTTGTGCTGTCTTTGTGTTCGCCACAAATTGCTTACCCCGCTTGGATGCCTCTATCTTTTTCTTATTAGTGGCTGCCTTTTCGGCAGCAGAAAGATTAGCCCATGCTCGTTCTGGCAAGTAGCGTGTTGTCTTGTCTTTGCGTATTGCTTCTTTGCCATCCGAGGTCGTCCATTTTTCTTTAGTCCACTTGGTCAGATTTGACTGGGCAACCGTCTTAGCCCCGGAATAACCTCCGCCAGCCTTCTTGTATTTTTGGGCTACAAGTTGGGCTTTACGAGCAGACCATTGTCCAGGCCTGCCGCCCTGACTTGATGCCATGACTTGGTTCTTAATTTTGTTGCGTAGTGATGGGTTTGTGTACGCCACTAGCAGTTCCATTTCTTGAGTGCAAGAGCCTTGCGAGTTGGTCTACCCTTTTCATCCTTCATTGGCCCTGGCATGCCACTCATACGTGCGCAAAAGTTCTTTCTGCGGTTGGCTGCTTTAGAACCAGGCTTTAGTTTGGATGGCTTTGTTGTGACAGCCATCTGCAGTTTCGAACCAGGGTTCTCCTTGCGGTAAGAGGCAATACCCTTTTTGTTCAAGCCCCCTTTGGGGTCTTTCCCTTCCTTGCGCTGCCATGCAGCAGTTTTCTTTTTGGTTGCCATTACTACTCCCTGAACTTGTGTCCGTAGCCTACGACCGTGGGCTGCTTCCGAGGGAAGCCGCACCACGGTTACACGTGCTCTTTCCCCCCCTATAGTCCCCCCCATGCGTTACATAACTTTGTGCGTTCACATAACCACTCACAGTGGTGTAACAAAGTGCCCTAATGGTGATGAAACAAAACGAAGAGTTAACGCTCACAGCACAGCAACAACAGTATTTGGATTGGCTCTGTACGGCCCCTAGTGAACGCCAACCACCGTCAAAGGCAAAGATGGCAGAGTTCTTGAATGTTGACCCGAAGACCCTCCGACGCTGGGAAAAGAAAGAAGTATTCCTCAACCAGTGGAAGGCGGCGGTGGACGAAGTTCAGGGGTCGCCAGAGCGCACTCAGAGGCTCTTAGACACTTTGTACTCCAAAGCCCTTGACGGTGACACTAAGTCTGCACAGTTGTACCTTCAGGCGACGAACCGTATGGTTCCGCCTTCGGTAACGATTAGTTCTAATAAGAAAGCAACAGAACTTACTGATGCTGAGTTGGACTCTTTGATTGCTGCGATGGCGGAGCGTGAGAAGGCTAGTCGTTCACAGTTGAAGGTAGTCGTTTGATTTTGGAAGAATGCACCACCTGTGGCGAGGAGTACCCTCCAAAGTTGACCAACTGGGTTTGTCCAACGTGCGGTATCGATTACGGCATTAAGGTTTACGATTTGAAATGGGAGGATGATGACAACAACTAACGATGCAATGTACGAATCATTGGTTGTTTTGTATCCCAATGCCGGCAAGACGCTTGCAGATTTGCTATACACCCATTGGTCTATTGAGGGTCTTGGATATCGTGGAACACTAGAACGTGATTACTACATTGCTGCTGGTGCACCTGGTTTTACCCTTGGTGACTTGGCAAACAACTTTTGGTCTGACCCAGACTACGTTGTTTCCAACTTGGAGTTGGAAGATGGTAACGATTTGCTCTTAGAGGATGGAACCTCGTTTGCGTTAATGGAGATTGGTAATGGCTGATAAGAAAGTTACGGCACTAGATGCTCTTACAGAACTAAGTAGCGTTGACCTATTCTTGGTTGTGGATGACCCATCTGGTACGCCAACTTCGAAGAAGGTGGCTGCTGCCGCAATCTCTGAGTTTGTTATTGACAACATTGTTTTCCCAACAGGGGTCGAGGACTTGGATGACCTAGCGGATGTGACCGCACCATCTCCATCAAGTGGTGATGTTTTGAAGTACAACGGTTCTGCATGGGTTAACGATGCTGGGTACGCAACCCTTTCCAGCCCAACATTTACAGGAACCCCAGCAGCCCCAACGGCTGCGGTGGGTACTTCAACTACACAGGTTGCTACAACAGCGTTTGTTATGAACTCATCTGACGATGACCAGTTTGTACTGGCAGCAGCAATTTTCACTAGTTAGTCCTTTTAGGTAACGATTCAGGAGAACATATATGGCAACTTTTAGCAAATCAATCCTCAGCGGTTCAACCGATGGCAAGCAAATCAAGGTCGCTGCAACAGCGACTGCAGGTACGACCATTCACACTGGTTCAACCACACCTGCAACCCTTCATGAAGTTTGGCTGTACGCAGTCAACACTTCTGCATCAGATGTCAAGTTGACCATCGAATGGGGTGGTGTTGCTTCCCCAGATGACCACATTGAATATACGGTAAAAGCCGAAAACGGCTTGTATCTCATTGTTCCGGGTCTACTTATCAAGGGCAACGCAACGGCTTTGGTTGTTCGTGCATTTGCTGCAACGACAAACGTTATTTGCATTAGCGGGTACGTTAACGTAATTGCCTAAGGGGTACTAAGTGCCTACTTTTTCTAAAACAATGGCTGGTGGCAAAGCCATTAGCGGTGGTTCGTTAAACCCTAGAGGTCGCCGTGGTAACACTGACTCAGTTGCGTCTTACTGGGCTGGTGGTGCAGGTTTAACTTTTAACATTGCTACTGGTGGAAACACACTAACAAATTATACGACTGGTGGTATTCAATATAGGTCGCATGTTTTTTCTAGTAGTGGAACATTTTCCATAAGCGCACTAGGAACCGAGTCTGCTTGCGACATCATGGTTCATGGTGGTGGTGGTTCTGGTTCTTGTACGCCAAACGGTCGT